CATCGCGTTTGGCAATAGCTCGCTTGAGTGCTTCTTCATCTTTTGCCATCCGGTCAACAATGGCTAACCGCGCTTGATTGGCTTGATACTGTTGCGCCTCAAATGGGCCACCCGTTGCCAAACCCTTAATCGGAGTCTCAGCAGCGATCAACCCAATATCTCGGCTTGCTTGTGCCGTTGTTGGTTGGTAGCCGGGGACAGTTGGCCTAAACGCTGCAATGTTCTCGATAGCGGTTTCCGGCTCCCTTGCCAATGAGCGCAGAACCTTACCCGTGATTACCTCACGACCGCCCTCAGTCAATGGACGCACAAACTCTTGAGCAGTCCGCATCACAGCGGGGATATTTGCTTCGCGCATCTGTTTGGTTGAACCCACCATGCCGCCAGCACCGCCAACACCACCCGCCAAAGATGCCAACAGTTGACCCATCGGCCCCGCATCTTCTTCCCTTGCGTAACCGGATAGACCCGCAGCACCCGCAGCCGAGCCGACTTGTGCCGGAAGATTTGTCGTGAAAAACTCTTTTGCAGCCGGAACCATACGACCAGCCACAGCAGCGGGGCCAGCAACACCCGCTAAACCGCTTGTAATGTCTTGTACGACCCGTTCTTGTGCCGATTGAGGCTTGGGTAGCCCGATGTAGTCTAAGAGGTTTTGCAGCCCTTTAGACGATGGCATCATCGTTTGCTTTCCGGTTCCAGCATTCACAAGACCCGTCAAAGCATCTGCCATCATTGTGGGAATGGAAGTAGCACCCGTGATACCAGCCCGAGCAGTCAAGCCGAGTTGACGCATCAGATCATCAACCGACCCCATCGGCATTGATTGCGTCTGTGGAAAGGTGGTCATGCGTTGCGCGATCTCGCGCTTGCTCATTCCGGCATACGGTTCAGTTGCAGCGGGTGCTTCCGGAATCTTTTGTTTGGCAAGATAAGCATCAATCTCGGCATCAGAATATCCGGATTGTTTTGCTGCTTCACGATCAAAAGCCATTTTTATCTCCCGTCAAAGCTAGAGAGTGGGGGGCGGCTTGACCGTTCATACGGGTTGAAGATTGCCGTATCATTACCGCCAAGCTGACGATTGATATTCCGATACACATCCAATTGAGGTAACAATTGTGCTTGTCGTTCAATTCTGATTGCATCAGCAATTTGCTTTAAATTGTCGCGTTCTTCCGGAGTGAATGAACCACCCTTCAAGAATTTTTGTGCATACAGTTTGATTTGTGTGGGCACTGATCTTTCACCAATAATGGTTTTCACATCGCCCATCTGCACTGCGCCCGTTGAGTCGTAAATCTTTGCTAAGTTGTAGATCAGCGAACCATCCGCACTAGCGTTGCCTTTTTTGGCTAACTCGTATGATTGATTGAATGCGCCAAGTCGACCGGATACCTCTTGATCTCCGCTTGCTTTGGTTAAATCTTCCCATTGTTTGATGGTTTTTAATTGACGATCAGCCACAGCAGTGGGGTCTTTCATATCTACCACTACTTTTGGCGTTTTAAATTGTTCTTTGCGATCAATATATTTTTGGATTGCTGATCTATCTTCCGGCGTGAGATTTCTTACATCACGGTCAATGCCGAGAATCTGCATTGCCTCTTTGATTGGTGCGGAAATGTTTTCCGGTTTCTGAGCACTCAGAAATTGATTGATTGCCGTGTTTGCTTCCGGTGGCAGCTTAGACGGGTCGGCAGTGCCATAAAGAATCATGGCAGCGTTACCAACATCACCCGTTAAGGCCAATGGCTTTTGTCCACCTTGAGCCTCTAAGACCACTCCGGTCGGTGTAGTTCTAAATCTCTGTTGGCCTTCGCCCAAAGTAAATGCCTCACCGAGCATCGACTTTTGTGCGGTTGACAGTGCGGATAACTGTTGCAAACCTTCGGGGCCAATTGCCATCAGTTTGGGGGCAATGCTTTGCAGATTGAAAGACGGTTCAACGGGTGCAGTCGTTACCACATCTCCGCCCATGCTTCCCATCTGTTCGCTCGGCATCCCCGGCGTGTAGCCTTGCATTGTGATTTGCTGTGCAAGCTGTTGACGCTGTTTCTGTGCTCTAGCTTCTTGCTGTTTTTGCATGAAGTCTTGAATCTGCATTTCGCTCATCTTGCCGCGCAAAGCATCTTCCATTGATTGCTTGTAGGCTTGCTGACCACCTGCTAGACCTTGTGCTATGGCGAGTGCTTCGTTCCCCGGCGTTCTGCTTGGTGCGCCAGCTTGCAAGAGAGCCAATGCGGTGTTTTGCAGTGCTTGATGTTGGGCTTGTTGCCGGACGCGATTTAACTCGTCCTCACCCAATAGCCCACCGTAGTAGGAAGGAGTCGTGCCAAAAATATCAAGTAGTGCCATGATTAACCTTCCCACCCTAAACTTGCTGCATCAGCATATCCGCTGCTCACAGCATTGGGGAAACCAAATGCGCCCGTCAAATAATCCCACCCACTGCTTATCCCGCGAGACAAAGCGCCTCCGGTGGCTTGATTTCCGGCATTAAACAGATTCAGTCCGAGCAAACCCGTTCCCAATGTCGTAGCGGTTGGGTTCGTGTAATACGGTGTGGTTTGCGTCTGTGTCTTTCCAGCAGGGAACCCATAAACCATATTCAGATAGTTTGTTAGGTTTCTCTGAGGGGCGTTTTGCTCAAAGTTGTATCGCGCCATATCAGCTTGGAAAGCAGAGGTTTGATAACCCTCCCCCAATTGACCAGCACCCAATAGCTTGTTTATGTCGCCATAGTCGGCCTCTGCGAGGCCCGGAGCCATGCCGAGTGCCCTCATTTGGTTTTGGCGTTCTTGAGCGTAATTCTCGTAAGACAGCTTCCCCGCAGTGTCCGCAAGTTTCTGAGCAAAGGTTCCAGCCGCTTGACTTTGAAGGTCGCCCATCGCACCCGAACCATACCGTCCGGCTTTTGAAGCAGCAGAGGAAATGTCACCAATGGACTTTTGGAATGCAGTCTGTGCCGCAGTTGCAGCGGGTTGAAATGCGCCTTGAAAGAATGGGTTTCCACCGAGATAGTCACCCGCGAGCATCCCACTCACATTGCCTTGCGCTTGAGCCAACAGAGGGTTGCCAGCCATTGCCCTTGCTTGTAGGGCTTGCAGTGCTGTTTGTGTGGCAGTGGATGGGCCGACATACCCTTGACCGGGGTAGAACTTTGGCCCACCAGTTTGATATTGCTTTTGAGCCTCTGCCAAGCCATAAGTGAGATATGGTTGGATGTTGGGGTCAATCGCCGTAGTGGTCGTAGAGGTCTGCGTTCCAGTTGTCATGAAATTATCCTTTCATTAAAAGGACTCCAGCAGGGTCATCCACTGAAGTCATTGTATCAGCCAACTATTACATATCCGTATGTTTTGTCAGCGGTTGAATTGGCAAAGTGCGTCAGCGTAGCGGTTCCCTTACCCCTTGCACTGACAAACACATTGAACGATGATGAGGTGTTCACATAGCTTAATGTAGCAATCACAGAGGGTACAGCCGGACGGGTTGGGGTCGTGCTTGTCGGGTATTGCTCGATTGATACGCCCGTATCCGATGGTCTCCACATGAGTTCTACATAGTCGCTTGCCGCTAACTCTACAAAGAAATTTAACGCTGCGACAGTGTGGGAAGCGTCTCCGGATGATTTTCTAGCAGGCATACCAAATCGAGAATTTGACTTGTCGATGTTCGTGCCGTTCTTGCGAAACCACACATCCACATCTTGAGTGTCGTTTGTCGTGTTCTTAAACTGAATGCTGAATTGAATGTTATACACACCCGCATTCGCCACATTCAATCGACTGCTGTTGGACAGCGTTACACCGTTTGAATAATCTGTCGTGTCAAAAGTGATGGCGTAAGCAGTCGTAGTGTTAGCCGCTGTTTGATCGGTCGAGTCTTGAAATGCCCCGTAGGGCACAGAATCAGTGTTTGCCGCCGCTGTGAGAGGTGTCAACAGTAGGATGCTGTCCGGCCCAATGCGTCTATCAGTGATGGTCGTAGTGGTCGCCCCTCCGGTGGCAAGCGTGACAATCCCGACATTGTTGGTCTTGCCGTTCATGATGCCGTTGACAATCTCCGCAACAGTGCGCGGGTCGCCACCAAAGAAAGGGAGAATCCTAAACATTACCGGATGCCTTGCTGAACAACATCAACATCCATACCCATCGCGGTTTTCCAATTGTCGCCAGTTGGTTGCATCCGCAAACGATGGTACTTGCCGGAACTTCTCAGAGACACACGGTTATCAGTGTCAGCCGCAGATGCCGACCCAAACGACAGACTTTGCGTTAGAAGCGTCCGAGAGGCCACAGAAACACTCGCAGAGCCGTTATCCACCAAAGGACGGGCCAACATCACTATCGAGCGTCCGGCATCAATATCGCCCGTTTCTAACACCGCTGATTTGTTTGCTCCGGTGAAGGTGATAACCCGTGTCCCATCTGTCCCACCGAGAAAATACTTTCCTCCGGCGTACAGTCCCGAGTCCATACTCACCGCCAAAGCATCAATTGAGGCATTCACAGAATCCAATTGTTCAAGCGTCACAGAGGCAGTCGATGCGTCTGAAATGTAATCCGCAGTGGTCTCCATATACGACCATTTGCCAATCGTGAAGTTGTACACAATCAGCTTTCTCGTCCCGTCTGTCGAGAGGTAGTTCCACATAATCAGTTTGCGGATAGGGTCTGCCGCCGCTGACATTGTGGTGAAGTCCAAATTCGCATCATTGAAGAAGAACCGATCAACCTTCTCCGCACCGATGGGAGTTACTTTCTGTCCATCACAGACATAAAACCCGTCATCAGACAAGAAGAAGGTTAGCCCTTGATACTGACAAACCGACCCCGATGCGATACAGCCCTTCCCGCGGGATATATTGTCAAATTGGAAGATAAACGGTGTTCCGGCATAACTCATCCGAGAGATTGACTTCTCCATCAGAATAATCCCAAACTCACCACCGCGAATGCCCGTGATGTGCCCACCATCGGGAATGTCTTGATAGTCAGATTGAGTGTTTACATTCTCCACCCAATCGGTTTCATCGTTGATTGCTGACCACCGCACTCGATATGGGCGAGTCGTTCCACTCTCATCGAGATGGGCACAAACCACAAAATCCCGCACCACAGTGATGAACTTAGCGATAGGCGCACTGTCTGACAGATTCTTGAACGATGAACTTCCATCCGCTGAATAGACTTGTAGCCTCTCAGTGAAGTTAGTCCCGATGATCTGATTGCCAAATAGAGTAAACCTAAACCGTTGGCCCTCTTGTGTGTCGTACCCATCAGCCACCCGTGAAATGGTCACATTCCCCGATGTGGTTGCGGATGTGGTCGTTACCGTGAAGGTGTCCGCAGTGAGTTTAGTCACTGTAAATTGACCGTCTGTCGCTGTGCCGCTTGTGAAGTTTAGGTAGTACGAGTCACCCGTTTTCAGCTTGTGAGCAATAGAAGTCACCGTCAGAGTGGTCGTGCCGCTTTGCGAGTAAGTACCCGTGAAGGTAAAAACACCCGTCAAAGCACCCACAGAGTCCACAGAATAAATCTTGTGTAGGCCAGCAGCAAAGAGTTTAGTCGTGCCGTTTTCGTCTTTGGCGTACACCAATGAGGTCAAATCCTCCGCAGCCGCCGCAGAGAAATTAGCCTCTGCCGGAAATGCACCGTATCCCGCAGTCACCGGAAAACAGTTCTTTGCCACAGTCAATGCCCCCGTCAGCCCCGGCTGATCGGGTAACCATTCACCTAATGCGATTCTTTGAGTAGGCATCATCCGTTCCTTAACCAATCATTTGAACCCGTTGCCGTGTCTGTCCATGTATTTCCCGATGTTCCCACATCTGTCCATGTACTCGCGTCCGCAGTTACCGTTGTCCATGTATTCCCACCAACACTAACATCTGTCCATGTGTTCGTGTCTGCACTGACATTCGACCAATTGTCACCCAATCGGATGCCAATGCAAGAAATCGTCACCGTCCCACTGATCGACATTTGTGCTTGAAATGTCGCTGTAGCTGTAGCCGAGACAGTCGCTATTCCCTCAAGTATCCCCGCAGCACTCGATACCAATCCACCGAGAGCCGAGACGCTAGAAGTCCCGTTAACCGACCCGCTAGAGGTTCTGATTCTGATTGCCGCAGCCGAGACCGTACCCGCACCGGACAGACTAGCCGCGCCATCCCTTACCCTAAACCCGTCACCAACAATAGATGCCGAGCCGGATACAGATGAACCGCTTGAGAATATGCCACTTCCAGCCGCTAGAACGGTCGCTATGCCGCTGATTGAACTTGCACCTAACCTTACCCTTGTCCCACTGCCCGAGACCGTTGCAAGCCCCGTGATTGATGCACTCGAAACATAGGTGACTTGTGAGCCGGAAGAAGAAGTAGCGGTACTGTTTACCGATGAACTAGAGTTCCTTACACGAATGTAAGTAATCTGCGTCGGTGCGGTACTGCTGACAGACGATGCCCCTGCCCGTGTTGCTGTGGGGCTTGCGCTTACTGACCCTACACCCGATGCGGATGCCGCCGCTTCTAAGATGCAAACATTCGCATCTGTCCAAACGGTTGAATCAAGCGAGAAGGCTAGACTATCGATGCTCCCGAATAGGTCTAGCTGTTCAAGCGTGAATGGGCCACAAACATCCGCCATTACGCAAAGGTGACAGTCAGAGAACCACTAGCGATCTTGAACACATCGCCCGTGTCGATTGTCTTAGAAGTGGTCAAAGCACCATGTACCAACAAATTGCCAGTAGTGAGAGCATCAAAAATCCCGAAGTGGGTGATGGTTCCCCAACTGCCGCCAGCTTGCGGGAAATTGATATCTGCACTAGTGCTAGAAGCACCATTAGAGGGAGCAGCAAAAGTAGCAGACTGACGAGCATAACTCGTACCACTGCACTCAGTACCACTGCCAGCATCAGTAGGGTCGCTCGTAAACAGAGCAACATAAACAGTAGAAGGTGCTGTATATCCGGTGGCCCGTAAGACTTCATTGATAAGAGCATTCTCTAGATAGTTGGACATTGCAGCCATTTTTTACCTCTTTGATAAAGTCATTGCGAGTGGTACACCCGAGTATTGAGCCGTCTCGTCTGAGCGAGTCAATGTGTCGATTGCCCTTTGATACATGGTCGCCCATGTCTGAATTCTTGCATCGTTCATGATGTACGGTTCTGCCTCTAAAAGAGCAGCGTACAGCAAAGCATCCGGCGCATTAGCCATAAACGCATTGCTTGAATTTCCGCTTGATAGGAATGTCGGAGCAGAGTAGTACAGCAATTGAAGCGTATACACATTGTCCGGCATTGGGGCTAACTGAAACTCAGTCGCCAAAATTGTGTAGTTCAACGGTTTACCGCGAACATGAGAATCTGTGTTCCGAATGAACACCGATGGAGACAAGAAACTAAGCGGTTGGGGAGGGTTCCCCGTTACATAGAAGTCTCTAGCTTCAAGAAAGTCTGAGGGTATCTCTACCGTACCGTCACCACTCGTTGTCGTAGTGGTCACAGATTTGAGCATTTGCCGAATCCGCAATTCTCTGCGGAGTCTCAGTTCTGCAAAACGAATGAAGTCGGGAATCTGATCTGTCAAGTCACTACGGGCCAAATAGTTGGCTACCGCTGTACTCAGTTCAGAGAATGTAGCAATGCTCATACGCGCCCCGGTCGTGTTCTAAAAAATCGGTTGTCCGGACTGTTAAGCCATGCCTTGAATTGCTTTTCGTCAACCACAGCAAAGCCCCGCATGATGCCTTTTGCATTTAGGTCATCAATCACCGTTAAAGGAATTGAAGCTACCTTGTTGCCAAACATATCATCTGACCATTTTGCTCGTTCATCATAGGAATTAAATTCCTTGAGATTTTGCTCAATGTTCGCTGTTACATCTTGGCGTGTCTCAATAACGATGCCGCCATCGCCATCGGCGTGAGCAACAGATTTACGAAACTCGATCATAGAAAAACCCCCATGCGGTTAAACATGGGGGCATTCACTCTTAGGGAGTCAAGTCAGCAATGATGCCGTGTGCAGCTTCGTTGTTCACTTGCAAGGTGTATTCCACCAGCAACTGAGTGACTTCCGCATCACCCGTCTTAGCCAACTCGTTGGTTTGGAAGGGTCGCAGATAGGCAACAGAGGCCATGTCGGTATCCAACACAAAGGCAGCTTCATCGCAAGTGTTGGTAGAGGTCATGAAACGATTGGGAACGACAGAGATCGTGCCGAAATCGCTCAAGTACACATCTGCCGCACCGATGATGGTCGTAGGAGCATCAGCAGGAGCCATGAAACGCTGTGCAGCGATACCCGTGAAGGCAGAAACTAACTGCTTGTGAGCAGGGTTGACCATCAACACTTTGGGATTGCCACCGGACGAATATACCTCTTTCACCACAGTTTTCAGAGTGGCCTCGTCAAAGGTGCGGTTAGTGCCGTTGGTACGAGCAGTCGTGCCGCTTGCGCCAGCAGAACCGGAAGTGCCAAAGTCACCGTTGGTCGCCAGCCATGTTTGCAAACCACCCAACTTACGAGCAGTGCTTGAGTTACCGTTCGTGCTTGTTTGGTTTGACAACAGAGTGGTCTCCATGTCTCGCTTGATCTCAGCAGAGGCTTTAGCCAATTGGTAAGCCTTCTCAGACTTGCGACCAGCTTTGTCCACAGCTTCCAAAGTGCCGGAGATTTTCACGGTCTTTTGGCTGATCTGAGTTTTGTTACCAGCACGAGTGGTCACGCCCAAAGTTGCGTCAGAAGCGGTATCGCCTTCAACTGCTGCATTGGTCAAGACGGCAGATGCGAGAGCATCGGTTTGCCATTCGTGATTGGTAGCGGTTGCTTTGCCCTTACCGATGGACGACATGAAAGGCGTGTCGGTGGGGGAGATTGAATAGATCACATCGGACAAATCTTCGCGTTGACCGATGGAGGTATAGGTTTGGTAGGTTGCCATGATTGAATCCTTAAATTAAACGAACCGTTCAAACGCATTTGCGGCGTCTCGGATTTTTCCGGTCTTACGCAATTGCGCTACTGCTTTTTTGTGCTGTTCTTGATTGTCTCTCGGCGCAGATACTCCGCTTTTCATCATTCGGGGTGCTTCTTGTACCTTCTTAGATACTTCCGGCTTGCCCTTTTGCAAAGCAGCGTAACGCATACCGTGATACAAACTCAAAACAGCGCGAGAATCATAGACATTGGCTAACTCTTGGTCAGTCCACCCTATCGACTTGGCGTAGTCCCTAATATCCTTGCGGATTTGGTCGCCAGCTTTAGGGTCTGCGTAGCCGGGTATAGAACTAGAAAGTTTTTGGCTTTCTTGAGCAATATGGCTTTGAAGTTTTTCAGAGTGTTCCGCTTGTTGCTGTTGAGCAATGCGTTGCTGTTCTGCCTTCAAAACTGCAAGTTGTTCCTTGCGTTGCTGCTGTTCTGCTACCTTAACCGCATACCCGATTGGGTCGCTTTCCTTCAGAGCATCCAAATTCTCGCCCTTCGTTTGCTGACTTAGGAATTGTTCCATCATCTGCAAGCGTTGAGCGTATTGATCTCTTACCTTGTTTGCTTCGTCAATCTTCGACCGTTCTGCTTCCACAGCGCGGCGTTGTTCACTAAGCGTTTGGGTTTTCTTTGTGTAGTCGGCCCCAAGTTGATAGCCCTCAATAAGTTGATCGAGAGTTACTTCGCGTTCTTCTCCAGCCGCTTTGACACGAAAAGTGCTCGCTCGCTCTGTTTCAACTTCTTCAGAATCCACCAACTCGGAATCAACGCCCTCATCATTCTCTGAATCTGCACTCTGTTCGACTTGGCCTTCGGCGTTCGGTTCAGAGTCCATTAACCCAAAGAATGCAGAAGCAGCTTGTTCCACATTCAGCGATTCACTTCCTTGCGGAGCCGTGTTATCACTCATTTCTAACCCATTTTGTCAGCACTTACCGAGTGCCACGGTGTAGTCAACGACTACAAAATCTTCCACCGCTTTTTCACAATTTGCCCTGTGGCAGCGATTGATTCAAAGTGGCCTTTAATTGATTGTAAAGCATGAATTTTTAAATATGCAAGTTCTCGCGCTTCAATATCTTCCGGCGCCGAGTTAACTATATTCAGCAATTCAGATTGCTTTAATGCTTCCATTTCTTCTAAGAAGAATTCATCGGAGAGCAGATTTTTGGCAAGTTCAAACTTTTCCATTTTGGATACTCGATATGAAGTCAGACATTGATACTTGCGGGATATTGGCGAATTGGTTGCCTTGCAGTCCAGCCCATTGAGTGCCACCCAACAGATTGTCAGTGGTAAACAGTGAGTTTAGGTCTATCGGGCCTTGAAATGTCTTCGTGTATTCGGGTCGTGCCCATCCGGATATGTCGCTCGGAGTGAATGGGAATCCGGTCTGTGTTTGTTCACCACCGCTAGATATGGCATCTTGCACTGCATTAGCCGCTGCACTTGCGCCAGCCACAGTAAGGCCGAGTTTAATCATGCCCTCAATCTGCGCTTTTGTAAGTGGGCTATCCGGAGTGTCTACAGTGCCCGTGTATGGTGTTTCGGTTGCATCTGTATAACCAACTACACCACCGCTTTCATCAACCGTTAGGGTACTTCCATCCTCATAGGTGTATGTCTGTGTGGTTGGTGCAGCAGTTGTTAGGTCTAGCAGCGTTGTATCAATGGCCTCCGGTGGGCCTTGAATGTTTGCCGGATTAGTCTCCGGAAATGCCGCCATTGTGTCTGCGCTTGTCGGGTCTGGGCCAGCACTCAAGTAATCGGGAATGGGAAGATTCTCAATATACTTCTCAGCTTGTGCGGTGGAGATTACATCCGCTGTGCCTTGTATGCCAGTTTGGACAAGAGCAGTCTTAGCCGCAGTCTCGGGGTCTTTACCCGCCACCATGTTTGCCGCAGTGCTTGAGACAAAGTTCTTCACCGCGCCGGGGTCAGCCACCAAATAGTCACCACCTTGACCACCGGCAAAACCCGCCACACCACCGACTACAGCACCCTTTAGAGCATCCTCCGCTGATTTGCCTTGTGCCACTTGTAGGGCAGCGTTAGCCACACCCGTACCAATTGCAGTCGCCACAGCCGCAGAGGTAGCCGCCGGAAGCAAACCCGCCGCTATCATTTGTTGACCAATGGCAGAGCCGACCCCCGGCATAGCCACACTGACTGCGATTGCCGCCAATAAGGGGGCGTTTTCAGATAGGCTTAAATCTTTGTCTAGTTGTGCTAATTCTTTGCTTATTTGAATTGTTGGGTCTAATTTTGCAAGTTCATTAGTTAATCCACCAAAAAGACTTGGGCTGCTTGTTGGAGCCTTAGTGTTGTAGTATGTCGTTCCAATTAAATCCCGTTCTCCGGAATTTGGCGGAGGCGGTGGACTCTCGGAATATATTACGAGTGGCATATCAGTTCCCCAAATGATGTTTGCATGATTAGCCGGGTATCTCAATGTTTGAGGTAATCCCTGCGCCGACCTTCATTGCTTTCAATTGGGCCTCTGCTTCAAACTCTTGCTTTCTGAATAACATCTCGGCTTGGAACTTGTCGCGCTGTAACTGCAAATCAGCCGCAGCTTTCTCCCTTGCCAACTGAATATCAGCTTGTGCCTTGATCTGCATATTCTGAATGTCGGCTTGAGTTTTTGCCATTGCCGCTTGTGCTTCCGGAGTCATCTGAGGGGCTTGCTGTTGAGGAGGTGCGCTCAATTGCTGATCGAGTTCCGGAGGAATGGCTTTATAGAATTCAGCGCTGTCTTTGAACCCTGCCGCTTCCACCATTCTCCCGAGAGTATTCCGATACTGACCAATGCTGACCAATGGGTTAGCTGGCCCCATCTGTCCCAACACTTGTTCTTGTTTCTGCAAGACCATTTGCAGCATCGCCATTTGCTCTTGACGGTTGCCAGCACCAAGACCAACATTTATGTCCACATCGTATTGATTAGTCCACTCTCGCGGGTCAAAGGCCACATAGTTGCCTCTCATCCGCACAATGCGGGGCTTGTCTTGATACTTACAGAGAAGATGCAGAATCCCTTTAAACAGAGACTTAACACCAGTCTCCGCAAAGATTCGCGCAATCAGTTCTACCTTACCCGCACCAGCAGCTTGCATAGATGCCACAGCCGCAGCAGTCACATTCTGCAAAATAGCAGGGTCTAGCCCTTGGGAAGCGTCTGTCACTCCGGTGCGCTTTTGGGCCACAGAGTCAAGATACTGCAACATCGGGAAGGCTTGTCCCGCAACGGGTTGCACTTGTAACGGTTGAACCGCGCCTTGCGACTTAATCCGCACCACACCACCCGCAGTAGCTGTGAGCAAGTCATCTAAGTTAACTTGACCGTCTACAGCAGTCACCCGAGCATTGTTTGTCAGATAGAGGTTATCCAAAATCTGACGGGTAATTGTGGTCTTTTGTAGCTGAATGTCTGTCGTGCGGTCTGCCAATGATTGACCAAAGAACTTGTGCGGAATGGGAATCGGGCAGATCGAGTGGAATGGCACATAGTCGCATTCTTCGTCTGAAAGAATTTCGTTGCCAGCATAGAACACTTGGCGCAGTTCAGCGATACCGTCCCCGTCCATGTCTGCCCGTAGGTAACACTCAAACACTTCCACACTCTGCATCGAGTCATCCATGCTTGTGGAGTCATCCGGTTGCTCACCATTGGAGAAGCGAACGAGTCGCTCCGGCGTGTATGTCAGTGAGTCGCTAGAAGGAATACCGTCCACAATGTCAGCGTCAAAACCCATTGCGATCAAGTCGCTACGGGTCATCAGCTTGCGGTGGGCAACGAAAGGCGAACCCTCAATCTTCCGAGCCTTCTTAGAGATTAGGAATTCTTCGGGCGGGACATTCTCCACCACCACTCGACCCGTCTTTTGTTTCTTAGAGACCGTTACCGCATGAATCTTGATCTTTGTCGGCCCCATTGGGGTGATCTGATCGAATTCTTGCGTGTCTTGATCGACAATCTCCATCGTGCCATCGCTCATCAGCATGGCGAGTTCGTCCTCAGTTAGATCACGGTACTTTTCTTTGATGACATCTTCTTTATCTTCCCAATAGGCTTTGACCACCCCGACCTTTTGGAGAAGTGCATCCTTGAACCAATCGTGAAGAATAATCACGCCTTCGTTGTCACGATTGAATACCCAATTCACATATTCTGTGGCTTGCTTTGCTCCGGCCTCATCATTTGGGCCACGGGGTTCAAACCTCACCACCTCATCGCTTGCCGAGAAGATACGCACCAATGACGGTAAAGAACCGTCTACGGCCTCTGCCACCT